TGTTTTTTTTTTGTTTTATTTTTATTTTTATTTATTTTTATGTAACCTGTATTTTTTTTTTTTATTATAAAAATTAAACTATTATTTTCATTATAATTTTTTAAATTTATATTTTTAAGATTTTTTATTAAATTTAATTCATAATTATTATTTTTATTATAATCTATATTGTTGTATAGTTCTTCTATATTTTTAGTAATAAAAAAATTTAATATGTATAATATTTTAAAATTATTTAATTCTATTTTTTTTATTTCATTTTTTAATTCTATTTCCGATAAAATATTGTTATATATTTCTTTTTTATATTTTTCAACGCTTATTACATAATTATTTATATCTTTTTCTATTATTATTATATTTATTTTATTTTTTTTTAAATTATCATATAAATTTTTATATAATACTTCTTTATTCATTATATAAAAAAATTACTTTTTTTATATTTTTTTTACTAATTTATTCAAATTTTTTAATAAATTAGATTTTTGTTATTTTCTTCGTCTGAAGAATATTCTGAATCATTATTATTTTCATTATCATACATTAATTCATTTATCATATTATCTTCATCTATCATTTCTTGTAATTCTTTTTTATAATTATAATATGGTGAAGTATCACCTAATAATTCATTTATCTCATCTCTAAAATTATTCCAATTTTCTATCATTTTATCTAATTTTTTATTTAAATTTTTTTTCTCCATTAATTCTTTTAATAGAATTGTTGATTCACTAACTTTTATTTCTTTTGTTTTTTTATTAATAATTGTCCAACTAGTATTCTCATATACATTTACTACTTTTTTTTCATTATTATTTTTTTTCGTAATTTCTGAATATGAAATACTCATTTTAATTTCTTAATACAATTCTATATTTTATATTTTATAATTTAAATATAAAAAATATTTTCAATTTTTTTTTATATTTTTTAATTATATATGTTAGGTGTTAGATATAATTATACAAAACTTAATAATAATAATACTAATATTAGTAATAATGTTAATAGATATTCTAATAATGGTGGTGGTAGTTCTACTTTAAAAAAAAAATACGCTTCTAAAATTTCAGGTGGTAAAACTTCTTTTTCAATTAATTCATCAAATAATCAATATTATATAGGTAATTCTAATTCTAATTTTACAAATGATCCATCTAGTTCAATTAAACAAACTAGATGTTATGTTCCTGATAATAATACTAAAATCAGTGTTAAAAATTATCATGCACTCAGACAAACTCGTATTGTAAATAATAAAGTTAAATCTAATGTTAATATATCACATCAATGTTATAAAGATTCTAATCCTATATTAACTGAACGTTATAATAATAACAATCCTGTTAATAAACATTTTAATCATTTAAATCAAACTAATTCTATGAAAATATATGTAAATAAAAATAATTGTTTTATTGATTTAAGTCTTAATAATATTAATAATTATTCACACTGTGATTTTGTTTCTGATTGCAATGTTAAATATAATACACATAGTTATAGTGATTTGTTAATTAAAAAAACTAAAGCTAATAATATGGTTAAAGATAAAAATCAAATTTCTGGAGTATCTACTGAATATTCTATATATTATAATGATCCAAATCTATTTACTAAAAAAAATTGTTTATATAATCCCAAAAATGCAAAAGTTATCGCTTGTTGATAAATATAAAATATTTATTATTATTTTATAATATATATTTTAGCAAATATTCATTTACATTTTTCTTCTTATCATTTTTTCACCTGATGATATGTGATTTAGTGTTATATCTTTTGGATTTATACTTACAATTGTATTATTTACTGAACTATATACTATTTTTTTTATATTTAACTCTACTAAAATTTTTACACAATTACAACACGGCGCTGAATCTTGTAATTTATTATTTTTATCACATCTCACTACATATACTGTTGTTTTTTTATATAATTTCATTATATTTTCTAAATTTTTATTATTATTATTATTATTATTATTATTAATATGCACACACGCCTTTTATCGAATTGCTATGTTTTCCATATGTATTCGTTCCACACTTGTAGAACATATCTCTTAGACATGCAATTTCTGCATGACATGTACATGTATTTTGAATAAACTTATCTTTTGAATTTGAACGATAATGATTATGTCCTCTTCCCATAATTTTACCATTTACTACTGCTAAAGCTCCATGTCTCATTAAAACATCTGATTTTTGTGCTTCAATTGCAGCATGCCTAATCAAACAATGATCCGTGTTGCTTGCCATTTTTATAATTTCATACTTATTTTTATTTTATTTTTTTAATCAATTTTTTTTCTATATAAAAATATTTAAAATTGATATAAAATTATATTTATTTTATTAATTAAATAAATATGACTTCTTTTGAAAAAGATTTATATGTTTTATATATTTATATTGATCCTTCACTTTCTTCTAATTTAAAAGATAAATATATTCAACAAATGACTTCTCATAATTTACTGGTTGAAGAATATTTACAATTTATTAACTCTTCATCTTCTATTGATTATAATTATGATATGGCTGATTATTGTTTTAATGCTGGTTTTGATTTATATACTCCGGATAATTTTACTATTAATGAAGAATATTTACAATCTAACTATAATATTATTTTAGATCATAAAATAAAATGTGCTATGAAATTTAATGGTAAATATGTTTCTTATTATTTATATCCTCGTTCTAGTACTGCTACTAAAACTCCTCTTCGTTTAGCTAATTCAGTCGGAATTATTGATTCTGGTTATCGTGGTAATATTAAATCTGTTTTTGATATTAATTTAGCATATTTTAAAATTAATACAGATTTTATTATTCAATCTAATGATAGATATGTACAAATTACTCCTCCTGATTTATCTAATTATCCAATGAAAGTAGTTATTGTTGATGATATATCTCAGTTAGGTAATTTAACTTCTAGAGGAACAGGTGGTTTTGGTTCTACTGGTAAATAAAACTTTTATTTATATATATTAATTAATATGTCTTCGTTAGCTGAAATTAATAATCAAATTAATCAAATTTATCAAAATGATGAAATTAATCGTGAAATTGATAATGAAATTAATCATGAAATTGATAATGAAATTAATCATGAAATTGATAATGAAATTGATAATGAATATAATGATTTTAATAATATTGATTTTAGTTTTAATAATGATATATCTAATAATATTTTATTAGAAAATAAATTTATTAAGAATTTATCTATTGATTTATCTAGTATTCGTTTTAATTCTAAAAAAAATATATCTCCTAATTTTTTTAATCATATTATTTCTGAACCAAGTGATTCTACTTATTCTGAACAAGAAATTGAATATATTAATGAATCTTCTTATAATATTAAATATAAAAAACTTACATACAATGATGTAAAAAAACAAATTGATCATTATTATAAACTTACTTATTCACAGAAATATTCATCATCACTTGATATTATTGCTAGTTATTTAAAAGGTCAAAAAATTATATATATGGAAGCATCTAGTTATACATTATTTAGATTGTATATGTTAATGCTTCCTGCTATAGCAATTAGCTCTTTTTGTAGTGTTTCTCAATCTAATTTTGAAGTTCAAGAAAAAGGTAGATATATACTTTCATCCTTGAATGCTTTTTTAGCATTTTTATTATCTATTATTAGTTTTATGAAATTGGATGCTTCAGCTCAGGCATTTAAAATTACTGCTCATCAATATGATAAATTACAAACTTATACTGAATTTCAATCTGGTAAATTGATTTTATTTTATAATCATATTGGAGTTAAAGATTCACAAAATAATATAAAAAAAAATAAAGAAAATAAAGAAAATAAAAATATTAAAACTATTGATAAAAATATTAAAACTATTCATAATAATATTAATTATTATGACCTTTTATATACAAATAATTATGCTGGTTCTGATTCCGAACCTGAATTACCAGATGAATTATCTCACAATATAGATCAAAATACTACTTTAGAAATTGAACAAAAAATGCATTTGAATTATTTAAAAAATAAAATTAAATCTATTGAAGAAAAAATTTCTGATATTAAAGAAACTAATCCTTTTATTATTCCAAGAAAAATAAGATATAATTATCCTTTAATTTATAATACAAATATTTTTTCTTTAATAAAAAGAATTAAAGATTATAAAACAAAAACTATTACTGCTTTAAAAGATGTAAAAAATGAATTGAGACTTGTTTATGCTTTACTAAAAAATGAAAATATTTCTAATGAAATGTCTTTAAAACTAAAATTTAGAGCTAGTAAATTAATAATTATAAAAAAAAAAATTATTAATAATATTATTTTTTTGAAAACTGCATATATTATGATTGATAAAATATTTGGACAAGAAATTATTAATTCTCAAATGCGTAAAAAATATTTTATTAATTTTATGTTTTATGATATGTTACCTGTTAATTTTTTAAAATGTTGTGGAATTAATATTGATTGTTGTTTACCAAAACAATATAATCCTAATGTTATACAAAATGGAACTATATTGGATGAAATATTTAATTTAAATGGAAATACTGTTAATAATATTAATGAAGTTGAACTTCAACGTATTTATGATAGATATAATTTAATTAATGAAAAAAATAAAACTAAAAATAAATTATTTAATATTTTTAATAAAGTTATTTCTCAGAAAAAACAAAATGATAATCAAAATATTGATATTGATAATTCTAATAATGTTTAATTCTACTTTGTTATTATAAAATAAAATTGATTTTGTTTATTTTATAATAACATATTTTACTATTAAATCAATCAATAATTATGCCAAAGTCATCTGTTAAATTTGCTCCTGATACTAAGAACCCCCATATCAAAACATTCAATATTTTTAATATTTTGAATGATGATGAACATGACAACACAAATTTTTCCAATCAAAAAAATACATCACACCTTCCACCTATTCATTCTATTGTTTGGGGAAATTCTATTTTAAACGGAAAATCTTGGGCAGATGAAGTTGAAGGTTTTTAAAAAAATTTAAAAATTAAAAAATTAAATATTTGCATAAAATGATTACTTTATTAAAGTATGAGAAACTATGTATTTATTTAATTTTTTTTTTTAAACTTGGAAAACAATACGGTAAACAACTTGTCATACAACTTACACCTACTTTTGCTATAGCATTTACGTTTATTTTACCTTTTGTTGCATCTATTATTAAATCTATTAAATTACCTACTGTCCCATCATTTATCATTTTTAATAATATTTCTTCATCTTCTCCTTCTGCTAAATCTTTCACTAATTCTTTTATTAATTTTAATCCTATTTCTTTTTTTTCTGCTCCTTTTAATTCAGTTCCATCTAATTCTTCAATTACATATTTAATTATTAAATGAATTGTACTTCCTCTTATTTCTATTAAAGACATTTTTTCTTTTAATATACCCAAGCTAGCATTAAAAATATTTACATTTGTTATTGTTTTTATATTTTTTTTTTCTACTTCAATCATTTCTGTTTTTACTACCATCTTATATATTTATTTATTATTTATTTATTATTTATTTATTTAAATATGTAAATTTAAATAATTTATTATATTTTTTATGTCAAATAATTTTGTTGTATAATAATAATTTAATCCTTTTATTGGAACTGAGATATCTATATCTTCATAATTATTTATTATGATTTTAAAAAATTCTGATTCATTTTCTTTATTAGTAAAAATCAATTCACTTTTATTTTTTTGTATATAATTTTTTTCTTTAAAAAAACTATATAATTCTTTATCCATTTAACTTTTATATTAATTTTTAATTTTTTATTTCTAAATTTATTAATATTAATATTAATATTAATAAAAATATTTAGCCCTCGGCGGGACTCGAACCCGCAACTTTCAGATTAGAAGTCTGACACGCTATCCAATTGCGTCACGAGGGCAAATACCTCGTAGGGGGCTCGAACCCCTGACCACACGGTTAAAAGCCGTGCGCTCTTCCAACTGAGCTAACGAGGCAAAAAAATATAAAGAATTTTTATATTCCTTATATATAAATATATAGAAAAAATCTTTAAGTTCTTTTAATATATATTAAATATTCTTTAAATTATTTTTTAACAAAAAAAATTGATTCTTTATATTCTTTTTTTATTTTTATTTACTTTTCCATAATAAATATGGTTACTATTTCTTCTTCTAATTCTTCTTCTAATTATTGTTCTAATTCTTGTCCTAATTCTTCTCCTATAAATCAACCCTCAGATTTATTATTAACTTGCTCTATTTGTCTTGAATCTTTAAATTCTGACCCAAATCAGTTATTATTTACTACACCATGTTCACATACTTTCCATTCTAATTGTATTCATTCTTGGGTTAATTCTAATAACTCATGTCCAATTTGTAGACAACCTGATATTATTGATATTGAACCTAATCTTGAATATAATTTTGAACATAACTTTTATCATATTCCTGACTATCCTGATGATGATGATGATTATAATAATCCACCTTTAAGAATTCGTAGAAGTGATTATAGAAATAGAAATATTAATAGAAATATTAATAGAAATATTAATAGAAATATTAGACTGGCTCAACTTAACACTAATAATACTAATAATCATTCTCAAAATTATACCTTAATCCGCACTTTACATAATACTATTAATGATTTACAAAATCTTTCTCAAACTATTTCATTATATGATTATAATTTCACTAATAGAACCAATAATTTTAATTATATTATTAATTTAATTAATGATGAAATCAATTTAATTATAAATGATATTCATAATAATCAAAATTAATTTTAATTATTACTTTGTTATTATAAAAAAAAACTGAAATTTTTATTTTTTATTTTTAAAATTTATATTTAATCATGTTTTCCTATAACGACGAACAACAACAATATACACTTATTCTAAACTCTATTCAAGATTTTAAAAGTAAATCTAATATTCCATTAAATAAAAATGATATATATGATTATATAAAAAATCTTCATATATATCCTTTAATTACTCAAAATAATCTTATACTTTTACAACAACTATATCAATAATTATTATTAATCCTTTATTAAAATATTCTACTTTTTTATTCATTTTTAATTATTTAATTTGTAAATAAATATTAACCAGATTATTAAACTTATTAATAAACTAATAAATATTTTATTTAATATTTTATTAATTAAAAATATTAATATATAAAATCCCAAGGTTATTAATATAAAATTTGTTATATTTGATAAATATTCATTTAAATTATTTTTATTTTTTATACTCAATAATAAACCATAAATTCCCAATACTGGTATTGTTGGCATTAATGCTAATAATTTATTTTTTTTATGTTTTGAAAAATAATCCTCCGATTATAAAATGAATAATAAAGTCTATATTATTATTCATATATAGAATATAAATATATTATAATAAAAGTATTATAATATATTTTTTTATGTCGGGTGTGGGGTTCGAACCCACGAGGCTTTCGCCATACGATCTTAAGTCGTACCCCTTAGACCACTCGGGCAACCCGACTAATAAAATTAAAAAAATAAAAAAATAAAAAAAACTCCTCCTGACGGGTTCGAACCGCCGACCTTGCGGTTAACAGCCGCACGCTCTAACCAACTGAGCTAAGGAGGAATAAAAAAAGCTCTCGCCCAGATTCGAACTGGGGTTAGAGGATTCAAAGTCCTCTGTGATAACCTCTACACTACGAGAGCATTATGCACCCAACGGGGCTTGAACCCGTGACCTTCGGCTCATAAGACCGACGCTCTAACCAACTGAGCTATGGGTGCTTAAAAAATCATCTTCATCTTCTTCGATACTATAATTAGTGCTATCTCTTTAAGTTCATTTTTTATATATTTTTTATATATCTATACTATATATAAATACATATTCTATTTAAAAATAGAAAAAAAAATAAATACTTACATTGTCTCATACTTTAATAAAGTAATCATTTTATGTAAATATTTACTTTTTTTTATTCTTTTTTGTTTTACTTATCACTTTTTCCAAGTAAAATGAGTTGTAAAACTACCATTGTTCCAGATGTCAAAATTTATTCCATCTAGACACATTTTTTTTAGCTCTTCGTCTTCATTAAAGTATTTTGACTCTGGATTACACATCTCATTCAACCAATCTCGCTCAACCTCTTTTGGTGTTCCTAGTCCAGGAAAATTTGCTTTGAAATCATCTCGAGCAAAATTTATATATTTCTCAGTAAGTCCTTTCCTGGCTGCTCGAATAATACTTTCTCGTGTATTTTTTAGATATTTTTGTGTTAAAAATGTCATAATTTCATCCCTCCGATCATTCTTTTTTTCGATAAACTCTTCTTTCTTTTTCAATGCCAACATTTTTTTCTCATTCTTATCCTTATCCTCCGTCGTCGCATTCTCAGAAAGAGCCATCAGTTCATTTGCAAAGCTCATAACACTTATTGTGTGTTTGTAATTATACTATTACAAAATCTATTGTATTCAATTTTTTTTTTTACTAACAAAGTAACAAACTAACAAACTAACAAACTAATCAATTAAAAATTTTTTTTAAAATATTTTATATTTTTTGAGAGAAAAAATATAAATTTTTTTGTTCTTAAAAACATTATTTATATTTCTTTATAACTCATTGTATTTCAATGTTAATAGTTTATCTTTCAGAAAATCTGTTTTTTCTCCATGCCGTTCTTTTATTGATTTATTTGCAATTCTCCAAAGTTTTGATATGTGGCTTATCTTATCTTTATATGTTGGAAAATTTTCTGGAAAACTTTCTAGCTTTTTAAGCCAAAATTTTCTGTAAATCAACCATGCTTCCATTCCTTTTTTTGTTGCAAGCGAATGCATCTTTTTATATTCATCTTCTTTTTCTATTTTTTTTAATTTATTATTAAAAGGCATCATTGCAGTATCTAGCTCTTTAAGAGAATTCTTCAATGTCATTCAATATATTCCTTTTATTCGTTATACTATATTTAATACATATTTCATTTATTTTTCTATTTTCAATTTTTTTTTATACTAACTAACTAGCAAATTTAATCATTATCTTATCGTTCATTTTCCAATAATTATAAAAATCTTTATTTGTCCATCTTTTATTATTTAATTTATCTAATCCCAATTGAAAATTTTCTATTCTTAATAACTCTTTTTTAAAACTTTTTAATGGTTTTGATACTATATAAGGTCTTTCTAATGCCATTTTCCAGAAATTTTCTCCATATATTTTATATGCTAATCTTTCATAATATTTTTCATCAAAAGATAAACAAATAAATTTATTTGTTCTCTCAAAATTTATTAAATCATATAATGTTAAAAATTTTCCTATATTTCTTATATTATCATTTGAGAGATTTATAAACATCTATATATATATATTTTTTATTTTTATATGTCATTCAATTATAGTTTTGTTATTATTTTCTATTTCTTCTATATATTTATTTTTTATTTCAATATTTTTTAATTTTTTTGTTATATAGCTTAGAAATGGAACAATCTTTTTACTTTTTTTTTCAATTTCTTTATTTTTTTTTTTCATTATACATATTATAATTATATTTTTATTTTATAAACAATAATATATTTATCTTTATATTTAATGTAATGTATTTCAAAATAATTTATAATTTATTTTTATTTTTATTTTTTGAGAGATTTTAAAAAAATATTTTTTTTATGGGTTGACTATCACATATATTTATATTATGGGTTGATAAGTACAAACTATATTACTGTGGGTGGACTAATACATATTATAATACTTATTTTTTGTAAACCCGCCAACCTCACCCCAATATCACACCCCAATATCTTACCCAAAATTACACCAAAATTGAGAGAATATTTTTACACCATTATATCACATATTTATAGTAAACGGGAAATGAGTAACATAACGAGAAATCAGTAGCAAAAATACTTTGTTATATATATATAAAATTGATAACTATTCTCTCCTCACAATATTTATTACACAAACATAAACCAAAAACAAAGAAACAACATGCATCCAGAGTTCCGCAACTACATTGTTCAATACTATCTATATCAAGAACTTATGGATGGTATTATTCAAGAACTTAATAATCTCTCAATTAAAGATTAAGAGATTATTAAAAAAAAAAATCAAAAAAAGAAAAAAAAACTTTACCTTTTTTTATATAAAAAATGAGAGATTTTTTTATTTTTTTATCTACTTTGTTACTTTATTTTAAAATTGATTTATATAATCATCTATTTACTATTTTTAAACCAAATAATTATACAGCAAATATGTCCGCCGCCAACATGACTATTGAGTCTGCCATGAAGCGCGTTGAGGAGCTTGAGAAGAAGATGGAGCTTGTTCTTTCCAAGCTCGAAATTGAGACAAATACCACCAAGAAAGATTCCAAGAAGGAGACCAAGGAGAAGAAGGTCAAGAAGACAAAGAAGGACGATAGCGATGATGAAAAGCCCAAGACCAAGCGTGTTTCTGGTTACATCCTATATTCTAATGCTAACCGCGCTGAGGTTAAGGAGAAGCTTGCCGAGGACTCACCTGAGGAAAAGCCTAAGAATACCGAAGTCATGAAGGAGCTTGCTCGCATGTGGAAGGAACTTAGTGATGATGAGAAGGAGGTTTGGAATGATAAGGCTAAGGAAGAAAAGGAGGCAGCCGCCGAGGTTGCGTAGATTCATTAAACATATAAAAAAATAAAAAATACCAAAAAAAGAAAGAAAAAACCTTTTCTTTTTTATACTATGTTATCTTAAATCATATTATAAATATAAAAAATTATACTTTTATTTTTTTATATTTTGAGAGAATATTAATTACTTTTTTATTTATAGTAAACGGGAAATGAGTAACATAACTGGAAATCACTGTTATTCTACTTTGTTACTTTAATTTAAAATTGAATTACATTTTACCAGTATTCATTATTATTATTCACAAACAAGAGAGAACAAACAAACGAACAAACAACCAACAATGTCGATGACCCTCGAGCTTGTTGCCGCCCGCATTGCTGTCCTTGAGGAGAAGATGAATCTTGTCATCAAGGTTATCGACATTGATGAAAAGATGTCCAAGAAGGAGACCAAGGAGAAGAAGGCCAAGAAGACAAAGAAGGACGATAGTGACGATGAAAAGCCCAAGACCAAGCGTGTTTCCGGTTACATCCTATATTCTAATGCTAACCGCGCTGAGGTTAAGGAGAAGCTTGCTGAGGACTCCGAGGAAAAGCCCAAGAATACTGAAGTCATGAAGGAGCTTGCCCGCATGTGGAAGGAACTTAGTGATGATGAGAAGGAGGTTTGGAACAATAAGGCTAAGGAGGCTAAGGAGGCAGCCGCCGAGGTTGCGTAGATTCATTAAACATATAAAAAAATAAAAAATACCAAAAAAAAAGAAAAAACCTTTTCTTTTTTATACTATGTTATCTTAAATCATATTATAAATATAAAAAATTAGACTTTTATTTTTTTATATTTTGAGAGAATATTAATAATTATTTTTTATTTATATATTTTTCACCTGCTGCATGTCTTAATGTATAAATACTTTTCTTTTTCCAATCAAAACCAGATGCTTTTTCACTCATTATATACATATCCCCATCTTCCAATAAAACTTCAATTCTCTGACCAACAACCTTACATTTATAATAATATTGCCAAACAATTGGTCTACTTTTTCCCAATGAACAAGCAATCACTTTTTTTCTCTCCCCATCTCCATGAAATCCTATACCACATTTTTTTACATCATAATATAAATTCCCTTCTAATTCTAAATTTTTAGCTTTAGGACCAAAGAAACTTTCTAAAGAGTCTTTCCATTTTTTTAGATTTGGTGCATTACTTAATGCAATTATTCTACCTAATTTATTTTCATAATCTGGCTCTTGTTCTTCATTACCATAACATAAATTATGTCTTGCTATTTTATTTAATACCTTTTTACGCCTAACGTCCCAATAATGTTTATCCCATTCAAACGATAATTGCTCTTTTAACATTTCTTTACTATCTATATCACATAAATCATTCAAACCATTTTTAATTATTAAAATAGCCGCATCTTCTATTATACTCAAATCTTCAACATCATCTTTTAAATAATCTTTTAAATTATAAAATTGGCAATTTATGCCTTTTTTTTTCAAATTTTCATCAAATTGTTTTAAATCTAAAAAACTAAATCCAATATTTGCAAGTCCATTTCCATTTTTTTGCATACCCACATGATTTTCAGATTGCTCTCCAGCTGTTATACAAATTGCTTGATTATTCATTCTTCATATTTTATAAAGATATATAAGTAAATAAATTTCAATTTTTTTTAATAGAACTATGCCATCTATATTTTTTTTTATATAAACGATATTATTATATTTTTTTTATAAAATTTTATTATATTTTTGAGAGAATAATCATATTTTTATAGTAAACGGGAAATGAGTAACATAACTGTATATGAGTTATAATTTTATTATCTCTCAAAATTAAAATAAAAAAATAGAAAAGATGTAATGAATGATTATTAGTGGAGAATTGAAGAGAAGACCGTTATTGTGCCCAGGTAAATTTATTCACCCACTCCTTTGATGGTCTTACCGAACCAAAGGCGCACTTCACTGACGTCAACTCTGATTAGGGTTTAAAATTTAATATAGATGATAAGACAAGTTCTAAATAATTATATTTTAAAATTTAAGTTTTTTGGTGGATTTTTCCCAGCATACGAACTTAATCGATATACCTTTGACCAAAGTTTCCAAGATATAAGTTGAGCTCACAAGGTACCCGTGGTTGCTCCTGAGGATCGGTACACCTCAATCACCCCTCCCTGGGAGAGCATCCTTGTTTTACACCAACTTCTGAAATAGCAAGTTGATTTTACACAAGGCAATAACCGGGCTAGAGTCCGAGCGGTGGCCTACCGCCCGCCTAGGTACCTCCGTCTATATCTTTTTCACTTTGATATCCTTTTCTCATACGCGCGTCATCGGCCGAAGCACTATTGTGGGTAATGAACAGTTTTGTTACAAAAATTTTTGTTCATTACTTTACGCGTATGTCGAGACCATCATTGGGAGCATTCCACAATCGGCGCTTGCCTAGATCTCTCAGTGTTATTAAAATTATTATATAGCGGGTTCCCCCCGCCAAATGCTAGGATTTATTCTTTAATATATGAGTTAATCCCTCCCCCATAGGAGCAGATTATCTCTCTCGCCTTATTTATTATATATATTTTATTTTTACTAATCAATTTTTTTTTTAACTAACAAACTAACATTTATATATATTATAATCACTTAGATACCACTTTGATATTTCCT